ATTTCTTATTCCAGTATAATCTTTATTACCATCAAGAACAACAGCTTTACTGGCTATTGCTGTTCCAGTTCCTGTTCCACCTAAATCTAAAGCGTTTACTTCTCCAACAACTACAGTTGCTCCATCTAATATATTTAATTCTGTTGCATCAGAAGTTACAGCAGCTAGTTTAGTAAAGTCTGCTTGAACTAATCCTGACACTCCATCTAATAAATTTAGTTCTGTTGCGTTAGAAGTTAAAGCTACATCTTCATTTATTTTTGGTGAAGTTAAAGTTTTGTTTGTAAAAGTTTGTGTCCCAGCAAGTGTAGCAACTGTTGAATCAATTGCTATTGTTCCAGAAGATGTGATTGCACCTCCAGATAAACCAGTACCAGCAGTTATAGAGGTTACTGTTCCAACATTTTGTGGGGTAATTGTTGTGTAAGTAATGCTTGTAGTATCTAGTGTTGCATCAGTATCTGTCGTACATAAAAATATTTTATTATCATTTGCAGTTCCTTGATTAACTACAACCATACCACCAGATAATTCTGCAATAGTATCATGTTCAGGATCTCTTGATGCTGCACCAGCACCAGAACCTACTGCAAGATATAAACCATTTTCAGAAGCTGTACTTTGATCTTTAACTAAAACTCTATCTCCAGATACAAGAGTTACACCATCAATAGCATCTCCAGCTTCTAAACCATTTGATAAATTAACATTTGCTGTTGTTGCACACTCTGCAATAATTCTAGTTCTTAATCCAGCAACTGCATCATCAACATAAGTTGTTGCTGCTTTTGCATTTATTTGTGTTTGAGCATTAGAAGATAAAGTATTAATGTATTGAAATTCTGCACTTGTAACTGTTCCATTTGCAATTTTAGTTGCATCAATTGCAGCAGAAGCATTTATATCAGCATTAACAATTGCACCATCTGTTATTTTAGCAGAAGTAATTTGTGAATCTGCTATTTTTGCAGTTGTGATTTGTGCGTCTGCAATATGTGCAGTATCAATACTGCCATCAACATAGTGTTCTGAATTTATTGAGTCATCAGCTATTTTAGTTCCATCAACTGAGTCTGCTGATAAGTGAATTAAATCTATACTACCATCAACATATTGATCTGAATTTACAGAGTTAGCTGCCATCTTATCAACTGTGATTTGAGAATTTGCTATGTGAGCTGTGTCTATTGAACCATCTACATAATGCTCACTATCAATACTGTCATCTGCAATTTTAGCTCCATTTACAGAGTCTGCACCAAGTTTGGCATTGGTTACTGAACCATCTGCTAAACTACTTGTGGTAATAACACCCTCTGGTATTGAAGAATTAGTTTTAGTTAATGCTGCAAGATAAACATTTGAAATAGCTTCATTAGATAATGAACCACTATCAAAAGAAACAACTACAGTTGTGTCTGTTGAAAATGATGAACTTGATATTGTACCAAAAATTGTTCCAGGTGTTGCTGCTGTAATTTTAACTCTACGACCAGCATGATAATCAGATGTAACATCAGCACCAGCAATCTTAAATGAAGTAGATGATACAAAAGTTGCTGTAAAAGCACCACTGCCATCACCGAATTCAAACCATTGGCTATCATTTGCAAAATCTCTAGTATTCTTCATTAATGCTCTGATAGCATTATTTAAATTACTAGGAAGCATACCCTCATTAACATCAATTCCATTTAATGAAGTGTTATTTGCTTGTGTTGTTGAATAATCTTTAATGTTTGTTGTCATGTTGCTCCTAATTCATAAACCAACTAAAAGCCTTATCGCTTTCAGTATTGTTTTTGTTAATTAATGTATTTACTGCTTCTTCTACTTGTCTTTGAAAAAGCTCTTGTGCTTCAAAAGAGTATCTTATGTTGTCTATATCTATTTTATCTGACATTATCTTGATCCACCTTGACTAGCTGTTAAATCAATTCCTTGTGCATTAGTCCAAATACTTTCTGCTGGTATTTTTACATTTGCTCTAAAGTATCTACCACTTTGTCTTACAGGGTTTATGCCTGTACTGTTCATAGAACTTGAAGTAGAAGTAGTAACATTATCAACTAATCTATCTCTAGTTTTTATAGTAACATTTGCACTTGCATCTACAATTGGTCTAATGCCAGTTACATTTGCTCTAAGACCTGGAAATATTTCTTGTTCTTTTGTTTCAAGTTCAGCTTCTAAAGTTTTTCCAGAAAATATTGCTGCTTTAAAATTTTCATCAACTGCACCTAAATACAAATGTCCTGTTTCCCAAAATGCTGTGTCTAATGAAATATTAATATCATCTAAGTTTTCAGAAATAATATCCATTAGCTCAACTGTGTTTGCTACTACGAATTGTTTAAAGATTTGTGATGCTTTAACTTTAGCAACTGACCACTTTTGAGTTACATAGTTGTATATCAAAAGTTTATCACAAACTCCAGTAGTGTTTGGATTATCTTTACTTGGATATAACCAAATCGCTAAAGTATTAAATGGATCTACTGCTGCTGTAATTCTATCTGTATATGCTTTGTTTAAATCACCATCAAAAAATCTATTTACTTTTTCAGCTCCTATCGGCAAAATTTGGTCGCCATTGATTTGAAAAAATCCATCTGATGAATAAAAGAAAACTTGTCTGTTGTCTTGACAAACTGTTTGTCCATAAACAGCTCCCCTATTTGGAGAGATAACTGAGAATCGGAACACTACGTTCCCACCCACAAAATCCATACGAATTATTTGATCTTCTCTAAAAACATAACCAACCTCACCAGAAGTTATGGCCACAACTTGACCACCTGAGCCTGGCAAATCTTGTGTATCTGATGAACTAACACCAGCTTCCCAAGTTGCTATATCGTTTAATCCTGACCAAGCTACTCTGTTTTTAGCACCAACTATATTACCAGTTACCAAGAAATCTCTAACAACACCTGATGTTTTAAAAATAGGTGGAGTTCCATTTGCTGCAATTGTTGATAAATTTTTAAATACTGTTGAGTCACCCATTAGATAATATTGAGTTTCATCAACTCCATTACTAGCAATTACATATTGTCCAAATTGTGTAAAAGTAATGTAATCTGTATCTGTGCCTGTTAAAGGTTTTCCACCATAAAAATTAGTAGTAGTTAATCTTACAGTATCACTTGAAACATTAGTTAAATTTTCATTTCCAATAGTTGCTCTTGTAACAGTAACAACTGCATCTGTAACTGTTGCTGTAAAATCAGCATGACCATCAATAGTATTTTTTAAGTTTGTGGCAGTTGTATTATTATTTGTTTGTACTTGAAATTGGTTAGTAGATGGTGTTCCTGTAGCTGATGTAAAAACAACTGTTGTACCATCATTTTTTTTTAAAGTTATAGTTTTACCAGCACCTATATTCGCATAATCAGAAACTGTAATTGTGCATGATGCTTTAGCTGTTGCTAATTTTACATTTCTTGCACCAATTTCAGTAAAAGTTCCTGATGTTAATTTATAAATAGTTTCTTTTGTTGCAACAAAGGTAAAAACTGTATTTGTATTATCTCTAAAACTACCAGCACCTTTAGCATTTTGTGTTACATTAGATGTTCCACTATAAGCAACTAAACCTTTTACAGGCTTGTAGCTTGACTGTGCATGATAAACATTTGTAGCAACAGTTGCTCCAGGATTTAAATGATCTGGTTGGTCTGGCAACCATTCACCAAAAGGTAATTGCATAATTTTTTCCTATTATAAAGTTGAAACAAATGGAGAAGCTACTGTACTATCACCTCTAACTTGTAAAGGAGATCCATTATACTCATCTTCTCTATCGTTTAATTCTAATCTTTCCATAGCTGTTGCAAACATAGATTGCCAAGTTTGAACTTGTTGAGGATTGATACCACCTAAAAAGTTTGCTGCATGAAATAAAGCACCATACAAATAAATTGCTGGATGTGATGCTAAGATATAATTTGTTGTATTTGTGTCTGATAAAGCATCAAACTTTTTATAGTAATTTATTTTAGCTGTGTAAGTGCCATCAGGTACTGGAGAAAATCTTATTGTATCTCCTAAAATTGTAAATGAAGTTGGCTTACCAGTAGTTGATGTTCCAGTTGTTATATCCATAGATGCTGGAGTTGTATAAACTAATGGTGTTTTTGTTTGACCACTTAAAGTATAAAAATCTCTTATTTGTAAAAAGTCAGTAGGCAAAGAAACAGTTTCTGCATTAACAGTTATGCTTACTTGTGCAATCATAGCTCTAACTCTTAATTTAGAGTTAAAATCAGCTTCTGCTAATTTAATAAAGTCATCAGCTATCTCAGTTGTTAAATCTGATCTGTTTAACCAGTTAGCAAGTGATGCTTTTAGTTCTGTGTAATTTGTTAGTGCCATTAAATTTTTCCTGGTGCAGTTCTAAAATATCTAAAATCAGAACTATTTAGTTTTTCTCTTAATATTTTATGTTGAACATCTTTAGGTAATGCAAACCAATTACCATCTTGATTGTTATTGTATTCTTTTGTCCAAATTTCTAAAATTACTGTTGGAACAGTTGCTATTCTTTTTAAATCTTTACTTGGAGAGTAACCATCATTCCTAGTATAAAGTTCTTTGTTAGTTTTAATAACTGGAGCTATGTCAGTTGATGTTTTAACTAAAACACCATCTTTATCATTATCGTAATAAGTATTACTTTTAATACCATCAGACTCTTGACCAATTTTTCTCATCTACCACCACCTTTATATCTAGTCATTTTCATTTGTCTTTTCTCAGATTTGTTTAGATTTTTTTTATGTTTGCCTAATTTGGGTGGTTTATCTCTTGGAACAAAGTGTACGAACTTTTGTTTAGCCACTACGCACCCATTTCAGTTACATAAACATCTGTAGATGATCCATGAAACACAGCAATCTTTTGTCCAGGCGACACTTTTAAAATCTCAACTTCACCAGCTGGTAAAAGAGCTGATGTAGCACTTGCAGTAGGTG